TTGTAGTCCCGAGAACATGGAGTAGGCAATAATCCAAATTCTTTCCCGTCTATGTGGCGCACCAATGGAGCAAGCTGATATAATATGCCATTCCGCATTATACCCGATCGCCCGTAAATCTTTGAGGACTCTTGCAAGTCCGAGATTTCGCAAGTTCGCCACGTTTTCGATAATGACGTATTTTGGTCTGATTTCATTTATGAGTCTCCAATACTCGAACCAAAGGCCAGAGCGTTTTCCGGCGAGTCCCTTTTTAGGTCCGGCGACGCTTATATCTTGACAAGGAAAACCGCCACAAATGAGGTCGATTTCTCCTTCTTCAAAATCTAAAAAAGATAGGTCGCGGACGTCTTCAAAAATAGGAACTTTCGGCCAGTGGTTTTTTAAAACTTTTTGCGCGTGTTTATCGACTTCACAAAAAGCGACGGTCTCCATTCCGGCGCGTTCAAGCCCGAGAGAGAAACCACCAATTCCGGAGAAAAGGTCGAGAACTTTCACTTATTCTTTTCCCGAATTGAAATCGACATAGGGTTTATAAATGGACTCCCAAGAAACGAGCCCGTAAGAGAGTTCTATAATTTGAGCCGCCGTTATCGGCTTCGGCGCGCTCGTAAGCGTGTACCACGTCGAAACGGCTTGCTTTGAGACGTTGAGTCTCATGGCGAGTTCGTTCGGTCCTATTTGGTCGACGAATTCGCGAAGTGTGAGGCTCTTTTTCTTTTGGCCCATGTTTTTATCTCCTTAATCGTTTGACAAAGCTCGCAAGTCACGGCTTCGGCGTTGTTTGTTGCTTGGATTGACGGAACTCGACTTCCACAAAGAGTCGTCCGTTTTCCCCAGGGAGCCGGGTCGCGGACGGACGAGTTCGTCTTTGTTTTATGAATCAAGAGGAAGCTCCATTTGTGAAGAGCCTTGCTCTTTTGGAGTCTCAAGAAGCGCGCCCGCCGTTTGACAAATCATTTCGGTAGCGACCTCTTGGGTTACGTTATTAGTCGGAAAAATATGAATCCCGGTCTTTTCCTCATAAGCGAGAATAACCATTCCGTCGACGCCCGTTAAATTCATAAGTTCGTCGGATTTTTCTTTCCAAAGATTCTTAAAACGAGTCATTCGCTCGACGGTCTCGTTTGATATTTCGCCTTTAATGTTTGCTTTTTGGTTTTCCATTTATTCTTCTCCTTTTTCTTTTCGTTCATAATAGGCGGCTTTTTCCGCTTGTATCCGTATTGCAAGGGTTTTTCTTTCTTCTTGATTAAGCGAAGAGCCGTCTTCGACAAACTTCTTACAAGTCGCCGCGAGGTCCGCTTTCATATATGAAAATTGTCCACAACAACGTTTAATTTTTTTCCCGGAACCACAAGGACAAGGAAGGTTTTTCGCCTTCCCTTTGGTCAAAGGGTTTGAGACCATGCCTTTCGGCGGAGATATTAGATAAGCCGCCATTACTTCTTCCCCTTTTTGTTCATATATTTAACCATTGCGCGCGCTTGCCAAATGGCGTCGTCGACGGCGTTGTGGTGAGTTCCTTCGTTGTCTTCTTCGGTCATTAAATCAGCACATTTCGTCATGGCGGCGTAGGTTCGAAAGCAGCGAGCGTTAACATAATTCCAAGGGACGCGCCCTTTAAAGTCTTTCGCGTAGTCTTCAAGGAAAGGGATATCGAAAGCCGCCCCATTACTCCAAAAGATCGCGTCGCCTATATGACAAAAAGATTCGACCCAAGCTTTGAACTCTTTTAAGAAGAGTTCGGAAGTGACCGAGTGAGTTCCCAAAAGCGCGCTCCTTGCTTCGTCCCCTTGTCGCATCCAAAAAGCTATCGTCCCGGCGTCAATGGTTCGCCCTTTGTCGATTTGTTCTTGAAGGTCCAAAGTCATGTAAAAAGTTTTTTCGTTAATCCCTTTCGGCGAGAACGCGCAAGCTCCGACGGAGGCTATAACTCCGGAAGGCTTTGTCGAAAGGGTCTCAATGTCGACCATGAAGTTCATTTATTTTTCTCCTTGCGTTAAACGTTTGAAATGTAAGTTTAAAAACAAATAATGAAAAAAATTCTTGTCTTTGTCTATTTTTATTTTTACATTTCCGACATGAAAAAATTATCTCCTTCACAAATCAAAGAGAGGCTTTTCGCGTCAATCGCCTTGGAAAGCGACCTCGAAGTCCCCGCGCCTCCCGGATGCGTTTACCGCCCTTTTCAGATCGCGGGAATTCATTACATGGTTTCAAGTTTTGGGAATCGTCACTTACTCGGCGACCCAATGGGCGTCGGGAAAACTATTCAAGCGATAGGGCTTATAAATTATCGAGGTTACAAGCGCGTGACGATAGCTTGTCCCGCGTCCCTTGTTCTCAATTGGAAAGACGAGCTTTTGACGTGGCTCGTTAATGAGACAAAAATTCATATTATAAAGAACGGAAAAGACGTAATCCCGGAAGACGCCGAAATCGTTATCGGCTCTTATAGCCTTGTTTCCAACGCTAATATATTGAAACAATTACGTTATGGCATGGAAACCGAGCTTTTAATTTGTGACGAATCTCACTATTTAAAGAACCCGAAAGCCGGAAGAACCAAGACGATTTTAGGCTCGGGCGGCTTAATGAAATGCGCGAAAGAGGTCATTTTTATTTCCGGGACTCAAATGCTTAACCGCCCGATTGAGCTTTTCGGGATAGTTGATTCGGCCTGTCCGGTCGCTATCGGTTTTCGCAATTGGTTTGAATACGCAAAAGATTTTTGCGGGGCCTATCATGACGGCTTCGGTTGGAACGTCGACGGGGCTTCCAATATGAACGAACTCGGACAACGCCTTCGCTCTTATTTAATGGTTCGAAGAAGGAAAGAGAAGGTTCTCCCTCAACTTCCCGACAAGGAAGCGCGAATCGTTTTCCTTGACCCAAACCCGGCGAGTAAAAAAGCCGCGAAGAAAATGGCGAAATTCTCTCTTGACGAAATAGAGAAAAATAAAGGAAACGCCGTCGGCTTTGAAGGTCTCTCGGAAGCAAGAAGAGAACTCGGAGAAGCGAAGGTTCCTTCGGCGATTAAGTATTTAAAAGAGAAGCTCGAAAGCGACGACGGAAAAATTATCGTCTTCGCTCACCATAAAGACGTCATAAAGAACCTTGAAGAAGGTCTCGCCGATTATGGTCTCGTTTCGATCAAAGGGACGACCGCAAAAGAGAAGCGTCACGCGAACGTAAAGGCGTTTCAAAACGACCCGAAAATCCGCGTCTTTGTCGGCTCCATTACGGCGGCGGGAGTCGGCTTAACATTGACGGCGGCTTCTTATATCGCCTTTGTCGAGGCGTCTTGGGTCCCGGGAGAAAATCAACAAGCCTTTGACCGCGCTCATAGGATGGGACAAAAGAACTTTGTTCTCGGGGAGTTTTTAACCTTCGCCGGAACGCTCGATGAAAAGATTTTAAAAAGTCATATTGTTAAAAACAAAGTTATCCGGGAGATTATGGGATGAATGGAGAAGAGAAGGTCACAAAAAAAGACCTATTAGAAATTGCTATTTTAATCACAATTATGGGTCTAGTTCTCGTTTTCCTTTCGGGATGCGCGACGACTCCCCCAACAACGCCGCAAGAAGAGACGAAGCCGGTCGGACCCACAAAGCCCGAAGAGGCGGTCGAGTTAACTTTTAAGAAGGGAAGGAAAAGAATTCTTTGGTCGACTTATTACAAGACGCCCAAGCTTAAAAGCGGGACCGGCTCTTTTTGTTTAAGAGACAAAACCGCGAAATGTATTTCCGGAGGAATCCGCCACGACCAAAAATGTTTCGTACAAATGCAAGGCTCGGGCGTGATCGACGGAAAAATGTTCGCCTATCATTCCGCAAGTTCTCGCGGGATTCCCTCTTCGGACTCTTGCGCAAAATACGGAAACGCTTGGAAAGGCTCGGGGAACGTCCGGTTTTATATCTCGGAAGTTTTTAAATATGGGAAGGGCTCTTTCAATAACCCGCTCGTCCCTTATAAGTCGATAGCGTGTCCGCGTGAGTTTAAGAATAATCATAAATTTTTTATCCCGGACGCCAAAGGCGTAGTTCTTCCCGACGGTTCGACCCACAACGGCGTCTTTGTTTGTCATGATAGGGGCGGGGCGATTAAGGGAAATCATATTGATACTTTTTTGGGGCTCATAGACTATTCGACAAATTGGAAAATGTTCGACTGGAATAGAGGCGCGAAAAATAACCCTTTTAAACACGTTAAATCAACTAAGGGCGGGACTTTCACCGCCTACGACATTAAGGAGTAAAGCATGGACATAAGGAATCAATTTCCCATTTTAAAATTCTTCAAATACGAGCATTTACCGCCCGTATTACAAGAAATTTCAAAACCTTTTTGTACTCTCGCCGAATCAATGGTCGACGGAGTCGAAAAAGACGTTTTCTTTAACCGCGCCGAAGTCGCCGCGACATTAAGAAAACTACTTGAAGCAAAAGATTGCGCCGTTCGCGCTGCTATAAAATAACTATTTTTTTTTGGAGGAATAAAGCATGGAAAAATTATTTAAACTTTTACTTGTAAATTTGGCTTACGCTTTCGACGCTACGGCGAACGAAAAAGAAGTTGTCATTCTTGAAGAAGACGAAATCGACATGACGGAAGACCTTGAGGGCGAAACTCAAGAAGAGGAAGAGACTCCCAAGAAGGAGAAAAAAGAAGAGAAGAAGGGGAAGCCAAACCCAAAACGTAAGGCCTACACGGCGGACGAGCCCGCAAAAACGAAGGCCGAAAAAGACCTCTACATGGCCCAATGGAAGGAACTCGGGGAAAAAGGTCTCCAAGACGACTTCCTCGCCGGAAAAATCGACTCTCTCGGAAACGCTCTTGAGAGCGCGGAAGAAGACGACGAGTTCGGAGATTTTGGAGAAGTCGAAGAAACAAAAGCCGAGTTCACGGCGGAGCAAGTTCGCGAAGCTCTCAAGGCTTACGCGGCTTCAAACGGAAAGGAAGAAGCTTATAAAGTTCTTGCGCAATTTGGGGCGAAGAAAATCGCCGACATAAAAGAAGACCAATTCGCGGACGTCATGTCGGAGGTTTCTTAAATGTCTGGACCTATGGCCCACGCAAAACTCGGAGCTTCGAGCGCAAGCCGTTGGCTCAATTGTCCCGGTTCTATTCGGATGGGACAAAATACCGTTGAAAGGCGAACTTCCAAGTTCGCTTCTCAAGGAACCGCCGCGCACGAACTCGGCGAGCTTTGTCTCGAAACCGGGAAAAACGCGAAGGACTTTAAAGGGCGAAAACTTGAAGCGGACGGCTTAACTTTCATCGTCGACGACGACATGATCGACGCCGTTCAAGTCTACGTCGACCACGTCCGCAAGGTCGCGGGCGATAACCAAATCGACATTGAAGTCCGCTTCGACCTTTCGTGGCTTCATCCTAATATGTTTGGGACGAATGACGCTTGCGTCGCGGAAGAGTTCGGAGACTTACACGTCTTTGACTATAAACACGGAGCGGGCGTCCCGGTTGACGTCACGAATAATTCTCAACTTCTCTATTATGGAATAGGGCGAGCATACGACAAGGACCGGAAAGAATGGGGCGATTTTGAAAACGTCCACTTGCATATAGTTCAACCGCGTTGCTTTCATCCGGACGGCGTTGTCCGGACGTGGACCGTCCCCATGAGTTACTTAAAAGAATTCGCGGACGTTCTTAAACGAGGCGCGGTCGCGACGGAAGCTCCCGACGCTCCTTTGAGCGCGGGCGACCATTGCCGTTGGTGTTCGGCGGCGGGCTTTTGTCCCGAGCTTGCAAGACAAACCCAAGCGGTCGCAAGAGCGGAGTTCGGCTCCCCAATGCCCGAAGTCGAGAAACTCACGACCGAACAAATTTCAAAGATTGTCCAAAGTGAAAGCATGATTAAAGGCTTTTTGGAAGAAGTAAGGGAGTACGCGCTTCATTTAAAATTACAAGGCGAAGACCTTCCGGGGCTTAAACTTGTGAGGAAGAGAAGTTCTCGCGAATGGCGAGACGAAGAATTCGTGAAGCGATCTCTCGGAAAGGCTTTCCCAATGGAGAAGGTTTTCAATATGAAAATGAAGACCGTCGCCCAAATGGAGAAGTCCGTCGGAAAAGAAGTCGTTAAAGATTTATTTTTAAAAGTTGACGGGGATTTAACCGTCGCAAAGACAAGCGACCGTCGAAAAGCGGTTGACTTAGATCAATAATACCACTCAAGACAAAAGGAGTCTTAAAATGAATAACGCAAAAACAAAAAGTAACGTTATGAGCCCAAAATTCCGCGCATTTTACGCGAACGTTTGGGAACCAAGGGCAATGCAAGAAGGGAAAGAGCCATTTTATTCGGTTATGATGGTCTTCGACAAAGAAGCGCAAGCGACGGACGAGTTTAAGGCCCTTAAACGCGAAGCCATGAAAGCGGCGAAGGAAAAGTTCGGAGAGAAACTTCCTTCAAACCTAAGAACTCCATTTCGTAAGGGCGAGGAAAAGCTCGACACAAACGGAATGGAAGCGGATTTTGTTTTCGTTAACGCGAAATCAAAATACCAGCCGGGCGTCGTGGACCAAGGGGCTCGCGATATTATCGACAAGGACGCTTTTTATTCTGGATGCTACGCTCGCGCGACGGTTATGGCTTACGCTTACGACGTTCAAGGAAATAAAGGAGTCGCCTTTGGTCTTCAAAACCTCCAAAAGCTAGGAGAAGGCGAAGTTCTCGGCGGTCGTAAAGCGGCGAAGGATGAATTTTCCGTCGTCGAAGGTTTTGATTCAAACGAAAGTGATTTCGGAGAAGACGATTTCGGTTCGAGTGAAGGCGAATCGAACGACGACGACTTCGGAATTTAACTTGGGTCATAGCGGGCGGGTCGTGTCGGAACCTCCCGTCCGCTTTTTTTTTTGGAAAACTTTATGGCAAAAATAATTAACCTCGATTTCGAAACAAAGTCCGCTTGCGATATTAAGAAGGCGGGCGCGTGGCGGTATTCTCGCGACGAATCGACCGAAGTTTTATGTTTTGCATATCGAATCGACGGCGGACCGATTGATATTTGGTCCCCGTTTTTATCTGATTTCGACGACAATAAAATCCCGCAAGACCTCCGGGAAGCTATCGGAGAAGGCGCGACGATTCACGCTTGGAACTCCTTCTTTGAGTTCTCAATTTGGAATAACGTTTTAAGCGAGTTCCCGGGATTTATGAAACTTCCGCTCTCGCGCTTTATGGACACGGCGGCGAAGGCGGCGGCCCTTGCGCTCCCTCGTAACCTTGAAGAGGGGGCGAAGGCGATAGGGCTTCCCATTGAAAAGGACATGACCGGGCGGCGTTTAATGCTCAAAATGTCCAAACCAAGGAAAGCTCGTAAGGAAGAGAAGAAACAAATTTTAAGCGACCCGAGTATTATCGCCCTCGACGACGGCGGGTTTGAGCATTGTCCGGGCGGCGACCCTCACGGAGAGAAGTTTTATTTATGGCACGAAGAGCCCGCCGACATTCTTCGCCTTTTTGAATACTGTAAAAAAGACGTCGAGGTCGAATCGGCGGTCGCTACGCGGATTTTGAATCTCCCTTGGTCCGATAGCGAGAGAAACCTTTGGCTATTCGATCAAAGAGTTAACCTTCGCGGCGTCCCCGTTGACATTGACATGGTCGGAAAAGCCCTTGGGTTTTTGGCGAAATACTTCCGAGAACTTCTCGGAGAACTTAACGAAATAACAAACGGCGAAGTCACGACCGCCGGACAACGCGCCCGGATTCTCGCATGGCTTGAAAAAAGAGGCGTCGTCCTTGAAGGTCTCACAAAAGACCACGTTACGGCGGCTTTAAAAGACGACTCAATCGACGCCAAATCAAAGCGCGTTCTTGAGATTCGTCTTCTTCTTGGAAAGACTTCCACAAAGAAACTTGAATCAATGCTTAAATGCGTGGACCAAGCCGACGGAAGGGTTCGCGGGACTCTCCTTTATCATGGGGCTTCGACGGGGCGTTGGTCCGGTCGACTTATTCAACCGCAAAACTTCCCAAGAGGCTCGCTCAAAGAAGACGAAGTTCTTCTCGCTTTTGAGCGTCTCAACCGGGGCGGTTATGAGAATTTTCGCGAGCATTATCCGGACTTATTAGACGCGATTTCTTCCATGCTTCGTGGCTTCATAAAGGCGAAGAAGGGGCGGGAGTTTATCGCCGCCGACTTCTCTTCGATTGAATCCCGCGCTCTTTTTTGGCTTGCAAAAGAAGAAGCCGGACTCGAAGTTTATAGGACTCACGGAAAAATCTATGAAGACATGGCGGGGACGATTTATAACAAATCAATCGACCAAATAGGGAAGGGCTCTTTCGAGCGTCAGCTAGGAAAGCAAGCCGTTCTCGGATGCGGTTATGGGATGGGAGGTCCGAAGTTCCAAACGACTTGCGAAGGTTACGGAATGGACGTCTCGAAAGACCTCGCAAAATTTACGGTCTCGGCGTTTCGTGCGAAGTTCCCGGACGTTGTCGGTTATTGGCGACTTCTCGAAAATGCGGCGATTATGGCCGTGAAGAATCCCGGGAAAGCCTATCCTGCGAACTCGGTCGCGTTCAAAGTCGCGAAGGGCTTTTTGTGGGCGCGTCTTCCAAGCGGACGACTTCTCGCTTATTATAAGCCGAGATTAAAAGCGAAAGAAACCCCTTGGGGCGAAAAGAAGCTCGCCGTCACTTACATGGGCTTAAACTCTCAAACGAGAAAATGGGAGCGACAATCGACTTACGGAGGAAAGCTTTGTGAGAACGTGACCCAAGCGGTCGCCCGTGATCTCATGGCGGAAGCTATGACTCGCCTCGAAGCGAATCATTATCCGGTTATCATGACCGTTCATGACGAAGTCGTCTCGGAAGTTCCCGAAGGTTTTGGGACGGTTAACGAATTCGAACTCTTACTTAATACGCTCCCCAAATGGGCGAGTAAGCTCCCGGTTGAATCCGAAGGATGGCGCGGGAAAAGGTTTAAAAAATAATGAAATGCTTTAAGAAAAAACAAGTTGAAAGAAGCCGAGACATTGACGACCGAATGAAAGAGCCCGGTCACGAATCCGACTATAAAGCTTGGGTTCCTTTTGCGGAGAATATCGCCGAGACCGAAAGGCTTCGGATGAAAACTCGCGGCGAATACGCGAACGGTTATCCGGAAGGGCTCGTCGTCCATTGGACGTCGGGATGGCATTTAAAGCGCGGGTTATGGGGGAGCGCTTTTCCTCAACCGACTTTAAAAACCGACACGCTCGACAAATCGGCGCGCGACTACGCTCTTCGGACCGCAAAACTCGGTGTTAAAAACGGCCATAATTATTTAGTTATGGACGCCTTCGGACAATTATACCAATCGCGAGACCTCACAAAATGGGGCTATCACGCGGGGAAATCTTTTTGGACCGGGACGGGCTATTCCGTCTCAAACCATTTCGCCGGAGTCGAAATTCTTTCTCCGGGAGAACTCCGTTTCGCCCGAGACGGGAAGTTCCGGACATGGTTCGACTACGTTGTCCCAAAAGGACACGTCCGCGAAATCGAGACGGCTTCCGGGCTTCGCTATTTTCATAAATTTTCAATTGAACAAGAAAATCAACTTGTCCGCCTTTGTTTGTTTCTCGCGAGAAACTCTCCGGAGGACGTTTTCAAAATCAAAAACATTGTCGGTCACGACGAAGTCTCTCCGGGAAGGAAGAGCGACCCGGGAGGAAGTTTATCTTTCGGAATGAACGGGCTTCGTGATCGCGTTTTAAGGGGGATAAAAAGATGAACGAAAAACCAACGATTCAAGTCTTAAAATTGATTTACGAAGACGGCTCGGTTTCCCATTACACGGGAACCGTTCAAAGACCGAGACAAGCGAACGCCGCCGTCGCTCATTTTCAAATTTTTGAAATTGAAGACCCAATGAATATGGTCGCCGCCGCGCTTGCGACGTGTAGAAATACGCTCCAAACGATTGAGAAGGACCACTTGTCCGACGCTCAAAGAGTTGAGCTTCTCCAAAAAGCGATTAAGGAACTAGACGAGTCCGGTTCTTAACAAACCGGCTTTATTTTAAATTTGTTTTCAAGAGGGACGAGAGTCGGGTCGCTTGGCGTTTGGTCAAGTTTCAAATAACCGTCCGTGATAGCTTCGTCGAGAGTCGCGGTTTGTGCGGCGGTTAACGTCACGAAAATGTCGCCCGAGCTTGGGTTTGTCGGAGCGGTCAAAGGGAACGTTAAGTCGGTTCCGCCCGGAACGCACAAAATGAGTTCAAAAGAATCAAACGAATCAAGCGGAAAAACTCTTCCTTCTTGACGAACGTCAACCCAAAACTCGGACCGTGACCCGATAATTATTTCTTGAATTTCTTCGTTTCTTTCGCACGTCATTTTTATTTCTCCTTGAATTATTCTCTCACGTTCGCTTCGAGTCGCCCATCGGTTTTTAAACTTCCTTCGAGACGCTCGTTTTGCCTCATTTCGCCCGTTAAATTATCGCCCTTGTCGACGCTTGCGACAACGTGTTCGGACTCTCTCACGTCGCCTTTTATGCGCTCTCGCCTTACGTTTGCGATTATGCTCTTTTGTTTCGGGATAATCGTCTCCGGGATTTGGACGCTCACTTCATTTAAAAGACGATAACGGTCAACCGCTCGGGAGTGAATAACGCTTTCCGTCACGCCGTCGGTTTCCATGACGCGAAAATAGGCGAAAATTTCTTCGGTCCCGTCCGTCGGAAACGTTCTCGCGTCCTCTTGGAAAAGCCCGCCGCCCCTTGCGGGAAGCTCAAACGTCGCCCCGATCAAAGACGAATCGGCTTTTCGTAGGTCACAAAGAACCCGCTTCGGAAGAGAGTCGGCTCCGTCGTGAAGTTGTAAGGTGAGGTTATAAGGCTCGCCCGGTTGAATGGAGATAACTCCGCTCATATTTTAATCCTTATAAAATTTAAGTTCTTCGAAACGGTTGTTAAAACCCTCTTCCCGCTCGATTGACTCTTGAACGTGGTCCTTGTCTCCGAAGAAGAAGTCGAAAAGCCAGTCAAGGGTCGCGCCGAATTCTCTTATTCCGGCTCTTGGTCGCCCCGTCTCGATCGCTCTTCCGACTCGTCCTGAAATAGACTCGTCCGGGAAACCAAGAAGCAACGTGTTAAGTAATTGGTCAACGCTTAACGCTATTCTATAACCGTAAATAAAAAGGGACAAGGAGCCAAAAAGAGTTCCTATCGCTGCAAAAACCGCCCCGAAGACAAGTTGAACGAGCATATAAGGAAAAAGAATAATGGAAACTAAAATCGCCAAATAAATCACAGTTTTGAGCCCTCATATTGTCCGCCGTGAACTTCTTCATATTCCCAATAATTTATTTTTGAAAGGATAAAATCGCGAATCGTGAAACCTGGGGCGAGTAAATCGTCCATGAGGCTCGCCGAATGATTTTCGATAGCGGCTAAAACGTCTCGATAGGCCCAAACAATATAGTCGGAGACCTCTTCTTTTATTGTTTCAATAAACGCTTGGGACGTCCCGGTCGCTTCTTGTTCGCTCGCTCCGCCGAGAATTAACAAGTCTTGGATTTGTTTTTGAAGGAAATTTATGATATTTCGGCGACGCCTTTCCGCTTCCGCCGGACCCTTAAAGCCTTGATAATTCTTTCGCATTTCCTTTGAAGTAAAAGACAAAGAGCCGTCGGTTTTAAAATAGCGGATTCTTTTTATTCGGCTTGCGACATAACCCGAAGTCACTTGGTCGATTTCATAATCAAAAGTCACGTTCACGACCGGGAGAGAATCAATCCGCGCGCCGGTCTCGTCCATAGCGAAGCCGACGGACTTTAAGAGACGCCCATAAAGAAACGTCATTTCCCAATCGAAAGACGTCCGGATTTCGGTTTTATAGTTTATCTCCGGAGCTTCCTTATTTTTAAGCTCGTTACTTACGACGTAGTCAAAAACTCGGAGGTCGTCTTCTTCGAGATAGAACTCCGTCACGTCATAAATTGAAGAGCCGAAGCGGTTTTGAAACGCTTGGTCGACATTATATTTTATGACGTCCGCGTGAGTGACCCAAGAGCGCGTCTCGTCGTATTTGTTAAAAATAAAAAATTGGACGTCGACGAATATTTGGTCGGCGTAATTTGTGGGGACGATTAATCTCATGAGACGACCTCTTCAAAGAAAAGCTCGAGGATGGAGTCCTCCAGAGTTTGACCCGATTCTAAATAAAACCCATAACGCCTATTCGGGACGACTTGTTTTGTTTGGTCCGGAGCTATCCAAATTAGATTTTTCCCGCCGCCTAAGAACTTAGTAACGCCCGTTTCGGTCGAAGCGACGTTCCAATTATTAGCGTCGCCGGTTGAAATGTCGTTTATGTTCGAATCGGGGACCGAATAAGCTCGGATTCTTACGAGGTTCGCGGTGTTTCGATTTCTTGCGGTCGAGAGAAAAAGTTTTTTAAGATAATAAGTCTTGTCAAACATTGAAGCCGAGTCGCTTGTTATTATCCCGCCTTCGAGTTCGAAAAAATCTCCGCCTTCGAGTCCCGAAATACTAAAATGGAGGCTCCGCGTATCTTTTAGGCGAATAGTGACGTCGCCGGTTCCGTCGTCGACTCCCGTTTGGGTTATGACGATTCCTTCCCCGGCGATAACTTTTCGCGTAACGGCGGACCCGATTTCGGAGACGTTAAGGTCTTGTCTTTTGACCTCGCCGTCTCCAATGTCTCGGGTTTGAACTATTGTCTTCGCCATTAAACGCCGCCCCCCATTCTATCTATTATAATCGACGAGAACTTTGTCGGTCGCCGTCAACGTGTATTCGAAAGTCACGGTCGAACCGGCGATTTGATAATCGTTCCCACTTCCTCGCTGCATTCTTAAACCATTCAAATAGACGCGCTCGCTTCCTACGACGGGCGGATTATTTAGGTTCCCGATAGCCGCTTGACCGGAAGTTACGACGCCCACTTCGCCCCAAACTGGAATCCCTCTATTTTCAAGAGTGACGAGCCTTTGGTCAAGGACGCGACCTTGATTCGCCGACAAAGGAGCCGCCGCATCGGTCGAAGTTAAGTTGTCGATAACGTCGCCGGTTCTTAAAATGTCCGGGCTTTCCGTATTGTCGACGAGGTCGAAATCCGCGCTTACGTCGATAGCGAGGTCCGTCGCGACGTCTTTGTTTGCGATAATCATGTCGCCCGCATTAACGGCGAGATTATTCGTTCCGTCCGTGATTTGACCCGACGAAGTTATATAAAAGAAATCTCCGACTTCGAGTCCCGCTCCGCCGTCAAGGTAGGCGTTTCCGGTCGTATTCCCCGAAAGGTCGGAACCGGCGGCGAGTCCGCCACGGTATGAGAGACCGCCCGAGACCGAAGCCGCGAGCGAATCAAGTTGAGCTTTCGTAACCGCGTCCCTTGGGTTAACGCCGTCTTGAAGTCCCGTAATGGTCGCGTCGTTCGCGCCGTTTGTGATATTCCAATCGGACCCGTTTAAGAAGTTCGAGACGAGCTTCGCGAGTTCGATTGTTTGGTCTTTAATTTGTAAGTTTCTAATTTGAGTAACGGCCATTTTAAGGTCTCCTTTCCTAGTCGTTTATGGTTATATTTTAACGGTTATTCCTTGCCTTGAGAAGTTTTAACGTTTTTGTCAATTATTTTGACGGTTCGCTCCCAATTTGAAATCGTTCCGGAGCATTTTTTTGACCGCTTGCATATTTTAATTATGAAAGATTTGATTTCGACCCATGAATCAATCGGCATTAAGACCATGAAGGGGCGAAGCTCAAACCAAGTTTTCCCGTTAAAAAGTTTCACGTCGTCGACTTCGAACTCTTCCGAAGAGATCGTCTTCACGCAAAAGCCTCTTCCGGGATTTATTTCCGCGCACAAAGGGACGTCGGGAGGCGCGGTCCCACAAGAATTAATTAGTAAGACGAACAAGCTCGCGAAAAGCATTTTTAAGATTCGTCTCGGCGCGTTTTTTATCATTCTCGCTTCCGTTTTGTTGGGCGACTTGGTTATCCAAAATCGCGTCGTAATATCTCCGACCTTGCGCGCTTGTTCTGAAATCCGTATAGGCGAAGAAGGCGGCGAGTTCGGTTTCGTTAATTAAGAAAACTAAAAATTTTTTAAGGACCATTTCGGTTAAAGTCCCGAGCGGTCCCCAAGCCAAAAAAGAGAACTTGGAAAAGACGAACGACGTCGACGCGCTTAAAAGGCTCTTTAAGAGATACTCTTTTAAGGTTTCGACGTGTTCGTCAAGGGTCAAAATTAACCTTCTTTGCCGTCGATCTTGTCGACTAAACCGTCGATAAGTTCTTCGGCGGTTCCTTTGATAGCGGCCCAAACCATATTATCGTATTGGTTTGGCGTGTAAGAAACGATTTTCCCCACGGCGCTAAAAAGGAAGTCGACGATCTCTTCGAGACTCTTCTCGGCGAGGTCGAGACCTTTCGCTTTTGCTTCGGTCTCAAGTTCTTTTTTCAATTCTTCTTTTGTCATGATAATTTCCTCCGTGTTATTTCGAACGTTCTTGTTCGATTCGGTTAAACCTTTTTTCGTAAGTTCGAATTAAAACGTCAAAACGCGAGTCGATTCTTCGAGCGAAGTCTTTGTGGTCGTCTAAGGTCCAATGGTTTTTCGTTCCGGTCTCCAAAGCGTCGAGGCGTTTCCTAAAAAAATCGTTTAATTCTTTTTGATTTTCTTGTCTCGTAATGATTTGAATAACGTTAACATTCAACTTGTTGACGCTCGCTTCAATGTCTGAAAGCGTTTTTCCAAATCCCGAAAAGATATAAAGCCCTATCGAACCGATAGTCGTCAAAAGGGCGATTGAAACTTTTTGGAAAATGTCGTTTGTCATATATTAAACTCCTTTTAAGGACAAGTTTTATAAGCGTCGAGCTTCGCAAGAACCGCCGTTTTGTCGGCTTCGCGAATGAGAGTCCCATCGGCGGAGAGCGCGACAAGGTCCGCTCTTACGTCACAAAGACTTCCGTCGAGAAGGTCGTCTCTCATAGTCTTGAGGTTTTGACGAAGCGTCCGCCTTTGAGCTTTTGAGAGCCCTTTTTGCTTGTTCAAAAGTTGAATTGAAGCGTAAATTTCACGCCCGAAGTTCATGTCTTTTACTTGGTTTTGGACCGCTTGACGTTGCGCTTTCGCCGCCGCTCGCTCCGCTCCCCATTGGGTTTTCAAAGTCCCATTGACGACCGCTTTCGAATAACCGGCGGGCTTTTGCTCGTAGCGAAGAAGCCTTGAACAATAAACTTCGGAATTGTCTTCGGCGCGGATAGCTTCGCCTTTCCCTACGCAATTTAGGGCGGCGAGTTTTTCTTGACAATCGTCTTCAAGACTTTTCGTCTCGTCAACTTCGGTCGTCTCCGGGTCGTCGGCGGTCGCCGCGCAAGCGACGACGTCGGTTTTCGAATAGACGGGTTTTGTTAAATCGTTGACCATGACTTCTTCAAGCTCAATAAAAACCGGAGCCGAACCAACGGGAACGCGATAACATTTCCCGGGACAAGCGGCTCGCCTTGAAACCTTGGTCCAATTCTTTGAGAGAATCTCCGACTCGCGGACCCATTGAGCCCGCGCCGTCGTAATTGTTAAAAGTATGAAAGGGATTAAGAACTTCATTTATTTTTCTCCTTAAAATTATTTATTTCTTGAGCAGTAAATCGAAACGGACTCGTTCGCCGTAGCCCCTCCAGTGTTTCGAGTTTGAATCCTAACGTTTTGGGGGAGGGTGTTCGTTACAACGCTCGCATTATCGTCTAAAGTTATACTGACGACTCGGTTTCCGCCGAGAACGCTTACTCCGCATTTAAATCCGGGTTCCGTAAGATTCAAGTTAAAAATTCCGGTTGAGTCAAAAGACAAAGAGTCAACGAACCAACAATCCGGGTCGGAAGAATCGAAAGACGGAGTCCCGGAAGGGTTTAACAGGAAGCAAGCCCCTCGTTCGGCCCCATAACGAGCGCGGGTCGAGACTTGATTAAGAAGTCTTGGAGTTGCGACGTCGTTTTTAACGGGACTAATTGAAAATTTTCCCGTCTGCATATCGTTAGAATTATTTCCGACGGAATTAGAGAGTCTATAAAAGGCGGTCCCATTCGTTGCTCCGTAAACCGCAAAAGAGTATTCTCCGATTGAGCTTATTTCAAAAAGTTCGCAAATGTTAAAGCCGTCCCAATTTGAACTGTTACCGGATGAGTGAACGGTCTTGTCTTGGATAATCAAACCACTATTTGAATTGGAAACCATAACAAGTTTAGTCGAATAGACAGTCCCGTTCCCGTCCCCTATACCGTCGACACAAACTTCGACCTTTCCTGATACGGGGATATTATACCTAAAACCGAAAATAGTATCGGTCGCGCAATTACCTCCAACAGGTTGCTCGACCCCGGCGCAAAGTTCGGAAAAACCTTCCCCCTCAATTACGCCAGTATTTCCCAAGCTTATTTGAGCAAAGGTTGAACTTGCGTTGGAGGCGTCGGCAGCATTTGACCGGTAAATTATAGCGTCTTTTTTTGTAAATCCCGCTTGTTCGGGCGTGAACGCTTCTTGGGTTTCTTGAGAAGTTGGGAAGTAGTAAACGTCATATTTAAAGCTATTGTCTGTTGCCTCGATTATTGCAGCATCAGAGCCATTAGAGGTCTTAGACTCCAAAACAATCTGTGCGTTGGTGAGGTCTTGATCTGTGTTAATTGAAAAAACTTTTACAGGAGACCCTCCAGAAGTGTTATCAAAAAATTTCATGTCTTGGCTAATAAACTGACCGCCATTGACATTTAGTCTGTGTGAAATCTGTGTGCCTGTTACACCACCTGTATTGTCTTGGAAAAGACCTGTTGCAACAATTTGATAGTGGCCCTTTCTCATAAAATTAATTTGAAAGTCCGGTCTTAGGCCCGCTTGATAGTCAGTTATGTTGCCTGTGATTATTCTGAGGTTGTCGTCACAATCATTATCTGGACCGTAGCCTCCAATATAGCTTGTGGAGCCATCGAGCCATTGACAACTAGTTGTTGGCTGCCATTCAATCGACCCGACAAAGTGAGCACCTTTTCCAACGGGAGAGATGTTTTTGTTCGACCCTAAATAAGCGTCTTCGAGATCAATCGTTCCGGCTCCCGTTGACTCAAAACGAAGTTTAAAGACGTCGCCGCCTTCACAGGGAAAAGTAACCGTCGGAGCTTTTAGAAAAGCCGTAAGGTCCGAAAAATCGCCGGAAGCGACGTCAATAAAAGTTCCCGGATTCCCGGGGAGGTCTTCCTTTAAAACTTTAAGAGTGAAAGCGTTATCGCCTTGATTATATTTTACGTCGGCCATGCAGCCGAAACCCAAGTCGTCGGAAACCGTGACCGTGTCACTTTCAACGTATTGAGCCGCGCCCGTTGCAACGAAGCGAGCATACTTCAAATTGTCTTCGCGTCCGTTGGTATGGGCTTCTTGAGTCAACGTCCCGCCCGAATTGGTCCAATTCAAAATCGGACTCCCCGGGTCTTCAAAAGAAGAGTTCGAAAGGAGATTAACTCCGCCGCTTCCGCCGCTTCCCGAACCGCTTCCGATTTTCTTTATAAGAGTTCCGTCGTTTGAAAAAGACAAGGCTCCGGCGGCGTTGTCCCAAAATAATTTCGGGTTATTCGCGCCCGCGCCTACGTCAAAAGATAGGGTCTTGTCGGAAGCCGCTCCGTCTCCGAGAGAGACATCGTTCGGACGTAAGAGAAGACTTCCGTCTCCCGAGTTCGCCCGGATTGAAGGGTTTGTCCCCGCGCCCGTGTCAAAGATTAACTCTTTTATTGAGCCGTTCGAACCGCCTCCGAATTGAAGAACGTCATTTGTGAACTTCTTCGGAGCCGCTGCGAAGACCGCAAGGGAAAAGAGAATTAAAAAAAGAATGAGTTTTTTCATTTACGCCACCTCGTTTATAACATTGATTTCAGTATTTATTCCGTTGTCTTGAATCTCGCCGTCGTTATCGAAGAAGTAACCTTGGAAGAACGCCGTATTTTTCGACGTCGCTTGGACGTTAAAAACGAAGTCTCCCGAATTGTTAAAACCGACAAAACGCCCGCCGATTATTTGGATTCTATTCGTGTTTAAAAGATCAAAGGCGAGCGGGATATTATCGACCGTCGTTATTTGGACGCCCGGTTTGAACTCGATAACGAGGTCCGTCAAGCCGTCAATTTCGACCGCGTCGTCGAGAACTTGGTCGTTCGTGACTAAGATTTTACTTTGAGAGCCTACGCGCGCGAGAGCGGTCGGGAGGTCCGCATCGGTTCCGCCGATTCCGACAATCGCGTCATAATTGTTTTGCTGCGCTGCGACCGCGTCAATTTCTCCGTCAAAATGCAAAACCCATTGATAAACTAGGTTTTGCCAGTGATTAAAAAACTCATGAGGCGGAAGCTCCGCGACCCATCCTTGAGCGTTCTTCGCCGCGCCCGGGTTTTCAATCGCCGCGCCCGGGTCCGTCGCCCATATTGGTAGTGAACTAGGTTTCGCCATGATTATTTCTCCTTATAAAAAGTTTAAGCCCTTATTCGCTTTACGTCACGCTTTGAAATTTTCCCCCGAAAATATGGTCTTTGAGGGTTCCAAAACCAGCGACGTCGTTTCGGTTCGGGTTTTCGAACGAGAACGGTCTCGCCGTGTCATATAAAAAGGCGAACTCGCCTCCGATAACTTGGTTTATGTCCGAGAACCCTTGGGCCCCGGGCGCGCCGACAAAGCCAAAAGGGTTTGTCTTTGAGAATTGACCGATTCGGTCAACGCGGATTCCCGCTCCGACGACTCTTTGAAGTCTTTCGAGAATGAAGCTCGCCGTAATTGGGTTAATGGTTCCGTCGGATAAAATAATCATTCCGGCGGGGAAGTGTTCTTGAAGTTCCGCGCGATTCGCTCGCGTGATAATCTTATAAACGTCGACAACGCGAACCGTCTCCCCTTGAGAAACGTTCTCCCCTATTTTTGCATAGAGTAAGACCCGATAAAAAATGTCGTCGAATCCGAGACGCTCTTGTCCGACAATGGTTCCGAAATCGTCAAGAACTTGACCCTCCGCCGTGTCAATCCAACGGCCTTCGAAAAGAGAGTGAGAAGCGTCTTCAATGTCTTGGACTTGTTTAACGAAAGCGTCAAGAATGGCCGTAAGATTTGGCGCGTCCTTATATTGGGAAATAAGTCGGTCGCGCGCTTCTTGAATATGGTTTTCAATTTTTACGACAATCATTTTTTAAATTCTCCCGACCAATACGCGAGAAGTGTCCCACTCGGAAATCTCCGCCGCGTCTATGTCTATATTATCCGAGAGAGTCGGACCCGCCGAAGTTCCGACGCGAATCTCGACGTCGGTTATCCCGGGAATAGAATCAATCGAACAAATGAGTTTCGGGAAGACAATAACGTCCGCCCCAATTCCGAGCCCGTTTCCGAAAGCGACGATCGCCGCTTGAACTTGGTCGTCCCCGTTCGCCGGATAATTCGCGTCGACGGAAAGGTCGATCTCGACAAAGATTTGGATTCCGGTCGGTCTTGAAAATTTGACGTCTTGGAAGAAGCCTTGAGAGTCCGTAATTTGTTGCGTAACCGAGCCGAAAGTTTCAATCCCGGCGGGCTTAATCGCGAAAATAGTCTCGGCGATTTCGTTAACGTCTCCGCCTTGGACGACCATTTCAAAAGACTTTGGGGGTCTCCCGTCAACCTCGATAAAAGTTATATTTTCAAAACCGACGACGGCGTTCACGCCGTCAAGGTCCGCAAGAGTTGAGAGAATAGAACCAAGCGTTCCCGCTCCCGCTCTTTGAAGAGAGTTCTCTCTTCTTTGTTTAAGGCTCGCGTCGTCTTCAATGTCGCTTCCGATTAAAGCGTCGGAAGGATTAAGGACGGCGTCAAGTCCCGAAATTGGGTTTTCGATAACAGTCAAAGCGCGAGCGGGAGCGACGTTCGCTCCGATCTCTTCGGCTTCGAGAGTCACTTGTCCCGAAGAAACTCCCTTCGTCGTCTCGACAAGGTTTGTCGTGACGGGAGTCGCCGTTTCGGTCAACGTATTTTCCACAACGGAGAGAAGAGGTTTGTCCTCGCTTCCGTCGGCCCCTTGGAAAGTAATAACAAAGCCGGTTAAAAAGTCGCCCGCCACAAGGACGGACGACAAGGAGGAAAGAGCGTTGAGGGCGTTCTCAACGTCCGTCGCAAGTGAGTTAAAAGTTAATAGGGTCGTGTCCTCGCTATTAAGTGAGAGGCGAAAAGAGCCCGCATCCGGGACCGCCCCAAAAGTAAGCGTTTGGACTTCGTCAATTCCCGCGATCAAAGTTAAATCAGTCCCTAAGACAAAACGAGAAGGCGAGTCGTTTACAACGGAGAAGACCGAGCCCGAAGGAATAACCGTTCCGGCGGTTCCTTTTAAAATAAGGTCAACCGTTGAGCGCGTCCCCGGTTGACGAGTTAAGCCCGTAAGACTGACAACGTTGTCAAGAGTTAATCCTTCCGCCGTCGCCGGGTATTGGGAACTATAAACCGCTTCGGAGAGTTCCCATAACTCGGACTCCCGTTCGGAGAAAATCCCGACGAGTTGTCCGAGAACCGAACTCGGGAGAAGGTTAATCGAATTCCCAAGTTCGCTTTTAAGGGCGTTTTCGATTTCGGTTTGAATGTCCGCGATTCGTTTAGAGACGAATCCGCTTGTCGTTAATCCAAAAGTCATTTATAAGTCCTCGTCAAAAAGTAAAATTCCGAAAATAGTCAACGCCGTGAACTTCAAGGAGAGTTCTCTTCCGTTAATCTCAAGTAAGAAACTTTGAAGCTCGATAATCCCCGGAGAGTTTAAAATCTCGTTTTTGAAAAGGGAATCGACCGTGACCGGGTTCGGGTTCTTCTTCAAAACTTCGTCGAAATAGGGAAGCCCTTCTCGCGTGTCGAGGAACCATTCTCCGCGAAAGACCCGGAGGCGTTGCCTTAATACTTGGGCGACTTCGTCGACGCCGCTTATTAGTTTCAAATTATTGTTTTCGATTAAAACGTCGTTCGTCGAGTCGATAGCGATTGAACTCATTATGTGATTCTCCCGTCAATGGTCGCGGCGAGAGTCTCGCCTTCTCCGCTTATTGGGTTATTTTGGTCGTCTTCAAAAGTTCCCGGACCGACCCCAATGTCCCCGACTTCGAACTCTATTTGAGCCCTTCCCACTTCCGCGACAATCTCTTCCGCCCATATTAAAAGGGAGGCTTTGACTTTTGTTTCGTCCGCCGGGTCAAGAGTGACGCCGACAAAAAGTCTCGAAAATAAGTTGTCCCGAAGTCGGGTCGTGTCCATAGGCATGAAAAAACTACTCCTTAAAAGTGTCTATTTTCGTTTTCAAAACCGGAAAGGTTTGTCCAAATCCGACGAGCGGTTGTAAGCCGAGAAGCGTTATCGTTTGAGCCCCGATAATTTCAGTCAATAAATCCGAAAGGAGGGAGACAAGTTCTTCGGAAGAGTTCTCGACTTTGACTTTCCCGCTTGGTTTAAGTGTAAAAGTTAAGTCGCCATTCGTGAAGTCGAGTTCTCCGTCGGGTTTAATCGTCAACGTTCCGGCGTCGTTTTGATAGCTGAATTCGCCGTCGGCCTTGATTAATGTTTTCCCTTTTTCGTTTTCGGCTTTAATGTCGCCGCTTTTTTCAAGTGACAAAAAGTTTTTCTCATTTGTCAATTCAAAAGAAAATGCTCCGCCGCGCGGAGAAAAGCCTTCGGACTTTGGGAAGCCTCCGGGAATTCCGTAAGCATCTGACAAATTGAATCGTCGAGGGTCATTAGGGGAAACCACGCCGCCCGATTCTTTCCAAGAGTCAAGGCTCCTTTGTGAAAATATAAGACTGACATAATCGCCCTTTTCCAAATCGAAGTGAATATGATGGGAAGCCGAGCGAGGAAAGATAATAGGGACGTTATTTATAATCGGGAGGTCAACGATTCTTCCGTCAATATATTTTCGTTTCAAAGCCGGTTGAACTTTCGCGGTTTGGTTTTCTCGGTTATAAGATTCGATAATCCCGGGAAGGCAAACGTTCACGTCGGCGAGACGTGAGTCGATAGCTTGGTTTAAAAGTTCGGGGAGAGTGATTCTCTCGCTTCCCTTTTTTGTCCCGGTCATTCGATGGCCTCCCCTTCGCAAGTGAATTTCCCGTCTTTATTATCTCCCGAGAAGGTCAATTTGCGAACCTTAAAGAACGCCGGAATAAGACTTGATTCGCCTATCTCGTCAAGTTCCGAAAAGATCGCGATTTCTCTCCCCACTTTTACGTCGGGATTAAGAAGACAAGAAAAACGAATCACGTCGGCGAGTTGAGCCTTCCCGGGTTTGTTTTTCTTTTCGCGAAAAGCTTTAAGAAGCCCCGTTTCTTGAGTTAAAAGGACGGCTTCTTCGCTCGTCTTTCCGTCTTCGGGGAGGATAATTAACTCCCCATTTTGGACGGACCATTCGAGCCCCTCTTTTTGAGTTAACTCGTCGAGTCGGTCTTTGACTTTTCCCGTCGCCGAATATCCGGAATTAAAAATTTTGTCGCCTATCCCTTCGATGGCCCCTTTTGTGATCTCCAAAGCGTTTGCGAATTCATCTATAACGGACCCAACGGAGACGCCTTCGGCGAATGATTTGTCGAGAGTCTTCTCGGCGAGGACTTTGGTTCCTTCTCCGATTTTAAAAGTCGTCACGACTTCGGTTCCGCTTCGCTGCGTTGAAATGTCGAGAACGTCTCCCGAAGAAATCTCTTTAATGAGGGGGACTTCATTAAGTCCCGCATAGCCCGCGCGAAGTTTAAAGACGAGCCCTTCGTCTTTGAGGCGGTCTCTTGTATTTTTCGAAAGATTTGTAATTGTGATTCGACCGGGATTCGCGTTTGAATCGGCGGTCTTTGTGATCGAAAAACCGATTTTTAGTTCACTAAAAACAAAGCCTTCTTCGCCGGGTTTCCCGACTTCGAATTCGACAACGCGATTAAAAAGGGTCGTCATTCGTCCGCCTCGTCATATAAGAGTTGGTGAGACTCTCCAAGGTCTTCTCTTCCCGGGCTCTCGTTATTCTCTTCGCGGTTAAAGATTAAGAACTCGTTCTCCGGTTGTCCCGGAACTTGATAGCGACCTATTAAGCCGACGCCCGTTTGAAGCGGGATTCCCATAATTAAGTTATTTTCTTGTTCGTCTTGAATGTCAAAGAACCACCTATTCGGGCGAAGGGAATAGCGAAACGACAATATAAAAATAACGCCGTCAAGCTCGACTCTTTGTGAATAGCTTGGGAGATCATTTCGAGTAAAAATTCTTTGAATCGCCATAATTAACCGCCCGCCGATTTGAAAAGGTCAAATAAAATCGAACTCCCTTGTTCTTTGAGATTCGCAATTGACTTGGTCTTCTTCCCGATTGACTGTTTTTTCGGCTTGGAATGGTTCGACCGCTCTTCCGGAATGTCAATCGTTTGACTTTCGACCAAGCGGATGACTTCACATTGGGCCGTGAATCTTAAAGAGTTTCCGTCCTTGTAATTGACGGGGATTGTCAAGCTCGTAATGACCACGTCGTCGTATTTTTTAAGCCCGGTCAAGACCGTGAAAGGGATTTTATTTTTCCAAAAGTTTTCGAGTTGAATAAGCGCGACAATCCTTTTTAAAGCCGCTCCCGCGTCCGGAATAAGTCCGCCACTCAACGCCCCGACCGCTCCGGAAAGCGCGCCGAAGCCCGCATTTTGGACCGTCAAAGCTATGTCTCGAATGTCGTTCGAGGGAAGAGGGGCTTCCGAGATAATCCCTTGGATTTGAAACTTCTCGTTTTGGAGGTTTATATTATCCGCGACGTTTGCCCCACTTTCAATTTCGTTTTGAGTTACTCTTGCAATTCTTTGATGCGACTCGCTTACGGTCGCGTCAAGTTGTAAGAAGCCGATTTTTCCTCCGGCTTCGAGTTCATAAAAAAGAACCGTTCTTTTTACGAGAGTCCCAATTGCATTTCCAAAAATGGCCATAACTATATCACTCCGCTACGGGGCTCGCGACTTGTTCTCGCGTGTCCTCGAATAAACTTGTAAGAGATTCCATAATCCCTTCTTTCGCCGCTCCCGCGACTTCTTCCGGCGGCGTTCCGGGAGGGACGTTAACTTCAATCGGAGCCGAGACGGTCGTCGAGTTACCTCCGGAAGCTCCCGCCGTTGCGGTTGAATCACTTGGACCAAAACCGAGAAGTCCGCCGACTCCGTTTTCCATTGCGTTACTAAAAGAGAAACCGTCCGAAAAAGTTCCAAATCCTTTTTTGAGAGACTCGATAACTCCGCCGCCGCTTGTCAAAGACTTGACGGTTTCTATAATCCCCCTAATTTGAGAAATAAAGAAGCGAAGGGGGACGGTCATAACCGCGAGGGCCCCGCGAACTATTCCGGGAAGAGAGTTAAAGCTATCTCCAATGCTCGTCACAAAGGCGTCTATTTCGTTTATGATCGCGCCTAGAACCGAACTCTCGCCGTTAAAGTAGGCGAATATGTCGTCGAAGACGAGAAAAATAACCGCCGCCGCCGCTGCGATAGCGAGTCCGATCAATAAAAATTTCCCTATAAGTAAAAGAAGCCCTAAATTTGTTATACCTATCGAAGCCGCAAGAGCCCCGAACCCTGTTACAAGAGTTCCTATCCCAATAACGACCGTCGAGATTATAAGAATTAAAGGTCCGAGAACGGCGGCGATTCCTAAAAGGACAACGATAACCGTCTTCGCCCTTTGGTTTAAGTTCGTGAAGAAGTTAACCATTCTCATTATGACTTTTAAGGCTTTTTGAGCGGGCGGGATTAAGATTTTCCCAAAAGAGACGGCGAGGTCATTAAGTCGAGACCCAAGGAGTCGCATTTGGTTCGCGAAGCCGTCACTTGTCCGGGCATAATCCCCTATCGCGTTCTTACTTTGAGCTTGCGCGAGTTGTAGGGTCGCGTAAGCTTTCGCTTGGCGTTCGGTCTCGAAAGTCAATCCCTTTTGGGTATTTTCTAAAACTTTCGCTTTGACGTCCGCGTCGAGAATGGAAATCCCGAGCGACTTAACGCCTTCCCGTTCCCCGAGAAGGGCTTTCGTTAATGCAGCGGACGCGCCTTCGGCTCCGCCCGAAAAGTTCGTAAATGACGCGAGGTCGACCGCGAGTTCGTTAACTTGTTTCGATAAGTCGAGCGCGGACTCTCCCGTGAATCCAAAGCCCGAGAGAAGGTCTCCCGTGTCGCCGAGAAGTTCCCGCGCCTTGGTCGAAGAGAGACCAAAGTTTTGAGCGAGGTTATTCGCGACCTTTTCGGATTCGTCTCCGACTTCCTTAAAGACCGTCCCGAATTTCGAGAAGGCTTCTTCGGAGTCCGACGCTGCTTTAAGGGCCGCCGCGCCTATCCCGACAATGGGGAGAGTTACGAAGGTCGTTAAAGAGCCTCCGACTTTTTGCGCTCTCTCGGCTATGGAAGTCAATCCGCTTTTTGATTTGTCGATAGCTCCGTCTACTTTCGCGACCGAAGACTCGTCGAGTTTAAATCCAAATTTCGCGAATAACTCCCGTAAAATCATTTTTTCTTCCTTGACTCTTTCGAAGCTTTCGCTTCGATTTCTTCTCGAATGTCTAAAGCTTCGTGGAAATCTAAGACTTCACAAAGCGAGAGCCATTCGTCTATTTCCCGATAGGTCGTAACCTTCGCGAAAATCGGTCGAAAGATAAACCAATCGACCGTCGACTTTTCCGGAATAGCTATCTCGTCGGACCCGGAGGCTTTTTTTATCCGACGAGGTCTTTTAAAAAATCGGAATAGTTTGTTTCAAGAACAAAACGAGCGAGCTTAAACATGGCCCCCATTCCGCCGAACTCCGTAAAGTGTCCGTCAATGCTCGTTAACTTTTTATAGGCGTCTCCGTCCGTCGTAAAAGTGACATAGTCTGAATGAATAATTTTCTTCAATAAAGTTTCCATTTCGTCTTCGTCGAGCTTTTCGGTCAACGCGGAAAGGGCTTCGGAGATCAATTTTCCGTCGATTTGTTGCTCAAGAAGTCCTTTGCCCCCTTCTTTTTTCATGTTCGCGAGCTTCCCAATGGGTTCCCCAACGATCTTTAAAAGACGGGTTAAAAGCTTGGACGCCTTAATGGGCGACATAGGCGTGACATTATATTGAACGTCGCCGATTGTTGTTCTTTGTGTTTCTCTCATTCTACTTTCCTCCTTAAAAAAAGTTTTTTTGAAATCAATTTATAAAGCGCGGACAACGCCTTCCGCGCTATAACTTTAGAGGGTCGGATTTCCGCCGACGCTCATGTCTAAGTTTTCGCATTGAATCACATATTCGCGAGTCGAGTTTTCCTTCGCGTATTGGGTCGAAGGAAATTTCGAAATATAACTCGATTCGGATTTATGAACGTCCACTCCGGAATTGTCTCGGATTAAAACCGGGAAAACTCCTTGATTATTTTCTTCGTCGTTTTTCAGAGCGTCCGAAAAAACTTGGTTTGAAGGGCTCGTTTGGTTTAGGACGATTGTTATTTTTCCCGCTTTGTTCGCGTTCTTAACTCTTGTCCCGCCTCCCGAAGTCGAAGGCGCGTAAGTATAAGCGTCCTCGTCTCTTTCAACCGTGATAAAAGTTCCTTCCGCGAATCCGGAAATAACTTGTCCGTTAACTATGACGCTCATGTCCGCCGGGCGATATTCTCTCATGATTATTTCTCCTTATTTCCTAAAAGTTAAACCGTTACAACGCCTTGAATTCTTATCTCATGGACCGCGCCTTGAAGAAGTCCGTCGAACTTAATGTCTGGAAGAACTCTTGAAGCTCGGTCATTAAAAGAAATCTCCGAAAGAACCGGCTTCGTAATTACGAAAGAGCCGTCGACGAGAATCCCTTGGTTAACCGCGCGTCTTCCGACCGCTTCCATTTCGTTAATGATAATGTCGACGCCTTGGTCCGTGTAAGGGATTTTAGGGAGGTTAACGAGACGAGCAAAAATCGCTTCTTGTAGCCTTGCGTGTAACCAATCGACTCCGCGAATTTCGTCAATGAATGAGCCGTCTCCGGTCCATCCTTCCTCGGTTATCGCGGTTCCTCCGACTTCGTTATAATAGTTCGCGTTCTTGTCACGAAGGGCCGTTCTTGCGGCTCCCGTAAAAGCGTCAACGATAATTCCCGTAAGACTCTTAAACTTCCAAGTCAAAGAACCCGGTTCGGCGGGGAGGCAACGTCCCATCCAAGCGATTTCGGGATATTTTGTCGCCGCTTCCGCGTTATAGAAAGAGAATGAACGGGTCCGACTATTATCCGAAAAACTCTTCGCGAGGTCTCCGGTTGAACTCGGGTTTAACATTTCCGCGTCGGCGGAAGCGTGTCCGGAGATTCTTTTTTGAGTTGAAACGTAAGCCGCGCAAGCCTCTTGGTCGGCGAGAGTTCTCGACTCCGTCGCAAGCGCATACCAATCCGAACGCTCGTCGTCGATAGCGGCGAGGGCTTCGCCGATTGTTTCGATTCCTTCGACGTAACCCACGAGAACTTTTTCCGGGACAAGGTCTTGGGAAAAGAACGCCGTAAGAGCGTCAAAGACTACGCCGGACGTAAAATCGTCCTTGAAGGAGCTTTGGTCGTATTCGCCGACTCTTGTCGTTTGACCTACGGGCTTCAAAGCGTCGTCGGTAACGAGAAGGAGCATGACTCCGAAACCCTTTTGAGGGACCGGCGTCGTTTGGCGGTCGATTTGAATGTTAATGATGCGGTCGAGTTGACTCATGATTTTATCTCCTTTTAAGAATCACTTATAGTAAGTTTTCCCGGGGCTTTCACTTGGTCCGCCACGTCTTTTATAGTTCCGTCGAGAACGACTTCTCCGATTGTTTCGACGGTCTCACTTAATAACGAAACGACTCGAATCCGTATGTCCATTTGAGCCCGTTGTTCATAATTAGAGTTTAACAACGCCGTTAAGTCTTGAATAGACAAAGCGTCAATAAATGCGAGACTTTGTCCGCGAGCTTTCGCCTTAAACCGAGCGGCTTCTCGAAATCTCCGACTTTGGATTTTCGTTTGAAGAAGGGCCATCTTTTGAAAGGCGTCTTCTCGATATAAATTGACCGAGAGAATAAGTTCTCTTTGTCCTTGCGTTGTTATGATCGCGTTATCTCCGTCGGCTTCGACCGTTTCGGAGTCTTGTCCCTCCATAACAAGGGGCGTAATGAATTTAATCGTCCCATAGTTCCCGGACTCGGGTCTCGGTCCCGCTTGGTCTTCAAAAATAAAAGGCGAAACGCCCGTCGCTTCTTCAAGAATCGAGACAAGGGCGACTTTAAGGATGTCGAATCGAATCTCGGACATTATGTTTCATCCTTTTTTAAAATCGCTATGGTTTTATAATGGGGAATGACGTCCTCATAGCGGCGGACTTGGGAGACTTCCCATTCTCGCCCGTCATAGAGGACCACGTCGGCGTCGCATCCCTTCTCTTGAGTTCTTAACCGCTCGTCCGTGTATATTTTCAAAGCGGCTTCAATATGAGAGCCGAAGACCTCACGAATCAAAGTGATATTTCGCTCCGGTTGAATGTTTCCGGCGACGCTTATTTCTTCGGTTTGGTCTTGGAGGATTCTCCCCTCGACATAGCGAACGGGCCCTCGTCTTAAAACCTTAACGGTTCGATTCATGAAATATGTTTTCTTTTTCAAGACTCGACCTCCCAAGCGATAGCGTTTCGGAGACGCCCTTCGTCGATTAAGGGATTCGACGAGCCTTTTTTCACAATGGTCGAAGGCGCGTTCGGCGGGTCTTGGAGTGTCGTAATTTTGATAACGATTCGCGCGCGAAGCCATTCCCCCATTAACCCAAGGGCTTGTCTCGGATTCATTGTCCCGGCGGCTATTTGGTTTAAATACCTCTCGGCTTGTTGAAATAAAGCGAAGCGGTTTTGGCCCATTGTCGAGCGGATAAAAGACCGCTCGGGGATTCGTCCGTCTCTTGTCCCGAACTCGTTCGCGCCCGCGTAGGTCGCAAGCTCCGAGCCCGATTTCCCAAGAACGCCGACTTTGACAAAGGGCTCCCGGTCAAGTTTCTTGACGTCGTCCATTAAGGACTCATAACCCAAATCGTTGTCAATAACGAGCTTGCTCATAAAACTTGAATCCCTATCGTGTTTTCTTTCATTAAGCGAAGGTATTGGAGCCCGTATTGGGTCGAAGCGAGTTCTTCCGAGCTTCCTCCGCCGACGTCGTAAGAGACGGAAAGGTCTCCGGCTTTTTCCGAAGAGATTTTCCCGTTTGCGGCTCGGGCCGGGTCGAGTATTGTCGCAGTATGCGCGGTCATTAAATACACGGCCATTTTATAATTTTGTTCGTCGCAAAAGTTTTTCTCCCCGACGCGAGCTTTCGCCGTGTCATAAAAGAATTGGACTTTCGCGTTTGCGAGACAATCGAACTCGGAAAAGATTTTTAAAAATTCGGTCAAAGTCGGTTCCATTTTTATTTCCCTTGTCTTATAGTAGGCGTCCCCTTCGCAGTACGATGTAAAAGGGAACGCCTTTAAGAGACCCATCCGTGGGTCTTTTTTTTATTTTTCCTCTTCTTCTTCGCTCTCGCTTACAGAATTCGCGATATATTCAAGTTGTTTCGTGATCGCGTCTTTTACTCCTTTTCGTGAGTCTCCGGCGAACCATTCATTAAGAAGTGATTCGTCGGCGGTTTCCTTGACGAGCTTCTTCGCTTCGGCGACCGAAAACGCTCCCAAACCTTCTTCGAATTCGTCTTCCATGCGCTCGTCCATGTTTTCGACTTCGCCTTCTTCGAGCTTGTCTTTAACTTGCGGCGCGATTTCTTTCCATTTGGCACTTTCAATTTCTTGAACTCCGGGCATGATGCGGACGTTTCCGCCTTTCGTTGGGATAACCATTATCCTCAAAGTATTATTTCGAATTAACATTGTTTTCCTCCTTAATGTTTATTCAAAAAAGGCGCGCATAAAGCGCGCCTTTAATTCTTTTTTAAATTTTAACGGAATTAAATCCCATCGGCAAAAGAAGCCGAAAGAGGATAATACATAATCACGCCGCCGATTCTTTGGTGACAATAAACTACGAATTCCATTCCTTCTTCTTGCGGAGGGAATTGCTCGAAGTCCACAGGAACTTCAAGAGTAACCGCGTCGGGGTCTCTCTTATAGCAAAACATTCTATCCGTTGCACCGGCTCCCGCCGCTTTCAACTTATAGTAATGGTCAACCGTTTGAATGAAAGGATTCGACTTCAAGAAAAACTCAAGAATCGTCGTGTCGCTATCGTTTGAACGAGGCGTCGACGCAATAAAAGTGTATTTTTCAATCGGAAGAAGAATCGTGTTCGGAACTTCAACGCCGTTTGTCGTCTCGACAATACTATTCGCGATCAAATTAAGGTCGCGAATAATTTGGTCCGGAGTTTTATCCGCCCATAGCTTTGAAGAACCTGTCCCGTCCGCCGGAAGAACCGTCTCGGGAATATTCGGATGATTAAAAAGACCAAGAAGACCCGTCTCCGCGTCTCCGAAAGCCGCGATTTGGTCTTCTTTTTGAAGCATTGCGCGACGAGCGGCGTTTGCTTCTCTTTGTTCAAGAGACGCCCCGGTCATTTGTGATTCCCGAATGTCTTGGATTGAGTAACCGTAAGAATCACCAAGAGACTTAACCGGCGAGCGGAACTCTTTTTTCTTAACGTTAACTCTTGGGAAGTCTTTCGCGTAAGACTCGATAATTTTCGCCACGCCCACCATGTCGTACTGAAAATATTTAATAGTGTTCGCGCCCGGACCGGCTTCGTTTGAAACCGGGATAAGGCTTCTCATTTTTAGTTCGGGATATTTTTTGTCGTAGGTTTTCGACTTAACCATTTCCAATTCTTTTAAGAAAAAGATTGTCTCTTGGGAGTCGAGTTTTACCATTTTATTTTTTTCCATGATTATTTCTCCTTAAAGGTTTGGTTATGGAAGGTTAAGATCAAGAACCGCAAGTTCTCCCGCAAGGGCGGAAGTTACGAATTCAGCTTTTCCGGTTAAGTCAATAGTGTCCGTCCCGTCCGCGCTCGCTCTAAAAGCTCCGGCCCTTTCCGGGTCAACGGCTACGGCGCGAACAAATGCAGCGTCTCCGGCGTCCACGTTCTCTTCGACTTTTACATAAATGCGACCTTTACGAAGAACGCTTACGGAAACTTTGTCTCCGAGTTCGCCTTCTTCTCTATGACGATGAATAACGACGCCCGCGAAGTTGTCGGCGGTAGCAGCGAGGGGAGCGACTTGGTTATCACTTGTCCCAAGAGCGGCTCCGAGACCGAATTCAAGGCTTGCGCCTTCCGTGATTTTTGAAAGAGCGTCGATTTTTCCCGAGTCGGCGAGCATACCCTCGAAAGCGACGTCCATGTTTACATTGTAGTTAAGTTGACTCATGACGTTTTCTCCTTTGTGAGTTACTTAGTTTTTATTTTCCGAGGTTTTTCCAAGCGTCGCGACTTTCGTTCATCATTTTTTGACGAGCTTCCGAAGCGTCGATTTTTGTTTCCTTGTTTTTTTCTTCGTCGTTCTTGTTCTCAAGAGCGGCTTTCAAATGATCGACAAAGAGTTCCTCTTGTTCGGCGATAGCGTCAAACCTTGCGTTAACATAGTCGTCGCTTTTTTCGTCGATTTTAAGTTCCGGAGAAACCGCGAGAATAACTTCTTTTTTAATCGCTTGGTTTTCTTTTCCGTCTTTTTTGAACTCTTCTCCGATAACTTTATGAGCTACTTCACAAACGTTTGCTCTCTCTTGAACAAGAGCGTCGATTTGTGCGGCGTCCATTTTATTTTCTTTCGAAGACTCTTTGAGCTTAGAAATTTCAGATTCGAGGGCGTCTTTTTTGCCTTCCATTCCGTCTTTTTCTTTTTTCATGCCTTCCATGTCTTCTTTGAGCTTCTTCATTTTCTCGCCCATTGAATCGTATTCTTTTTTCATGTCTTCATACGATTTGGCGTCGGCTTTGACCGCTTCCGCGATCTCGGGAGAAACTTCGAACTCTTTCCCGTTAATGTTAATTTTTTCCATTGACTCGTCTCCTTGTCGGTTATTTTCATGATAATAAGCGTTGTCGCTTTCGTCTAGTTTAACTCGCGCCTCCGGACCGGCTCTTCCCCTATCCACAAAAGCGACGTGATTATATCTTATTTTCCTTTGAACGGCGTCATACGCTTGGCCATTCCAAACCCCGGGAGTGAAGTCCATTTCCGCGACGTAGCCGCAAGAAACCTCTTGTCCGAGCCCTTGGTCTCTTTTCCTTTCGAGCATGGCGACCGCGCGAGAATCCGTAACGGTCCCGACCAAGTCGACGAAGCGTTCTTCGTTTTTCTCGATAGCGTCGCCCGTGAAACCAACGGAGAGATTCTTAACGTTTTTAATGTCGACCAAATCTTTCGGATGGGCGACCGTCAAAGGAACGCCCGCAAGCGTGGCGAGTGAGTCCGCGTTAAAGACTTCTTCTTCGGGTCTTAATTCCCTACGAATTGAGCCATCTTTTTGAACGTACTCAAAGACGCCGACTCTTGTCGCACGAATAGGAACTCTTAAAAAACCGGCGTCGGTTTTTATGAGAGTTCTCACGGGGAGTAATTGAAAGTCGAAACGTTTAACCGGCTTCATAAATAAAGATTAAACACAAAGGGTCAACTTGCAAAGCCCCGAATTTAGGGTTTTTTCAAGTTGTCAAGAATAAATTGTCAGGGAGCGGACTTCTTGGTTTTCGTATTGTCTTGAGTGTCGCGCTCAATTATGCGACGAGTCTCGGCGTCGCTCTCTCCGACGCTTGAAATAATAGGGACCAAAGCGCAGCGACAATTTATAGGCTCTCCCGGAAGAACGCCCGTTTCGCCGTCAACGCTTGCGCCTTTTTCATACGAATAGACTTTCCCATGTAAAGCCCTATGAGACGCGCGGACTCGGTCGTCAAGTGACGTGACCCAACGGAAACGCTTAACTCCAAGTTCCGAAGAGCGGCGGGCGGTTATGTTCGCCGTAATTTTCCCGACTTGGTCGCGAGCGATCAACTTCGCCCGATTCCTTGACGCTTTGGTTTTCTTTTGAATCTCTTTTGTTATGGTTCGGAGCCCTTTTCCTTGTTCAACGCCGTCAATGACGATTCTTTCAATGTCTTTGAAGTGTTCTTCTCCGAGCGTTTTAATTAACGTCACGTTTTGACGGGTCCACAAATTGACGGCGTCTCTTACTCCGGGAACGTTTGCGATAACATTAACGCCCGTCACGGCGGAGATTTTAGACGTAAAAGCTCCGGCGTTTGTGGTGTTAACGGCGTTCCCGGTCTCTCCGACAACGTTCGTAATGCGAGGGTCGTCGACTCTCTCGCCATAGACGATTCGCATTTGATTAAACATAGCTTCGAGGTCGTCGACGTAATTATCGAAACGCTCATTTGAGGCGCGAGCGTCTCGAAGGACCGAAGGAAGACGGGCGACGACTATTTCTTTGACGACCTTGTCCATTTCCCGGACGATTCGGCGGAGCTTTTTATCGTAGGCCCTTTCGATCATACGGGGGTAGGAAATCGGCGAGCCCGTTTCGATAGGCTCGTCGTTCCCTTTCGCCTTTCGACGCTCTTTCCTCTTTTGGACTTCTTGAATGAAGCGCGCGTTTGACATTTATTTCGCCTTTTCGCTTATTTTTTGGGCCCATTCAATTCCGACACGGTCTCCCCATCCCATTACGGCGACGTTTCCGTTATCTTTCCAAGGCGTCGCTTTGTTCTCTTCGGAGATTGTCGCGTTCTTTAAATGCCTTGCGAATTGGGCCATTTTTTTAATCGTTTGGAGCGAGAGCGGGCGACCGCTTGCGATTTGTTTCGCGCGTCCCCATCCGACCGACGTCATGCCTTGGATTTCATCGGGATATTTTTCTCGCCATTCGAGAACCTTCTTCGCCGCATTGATAGCCCCTTTCGGCGGCGTCCGGTCTTGTGCGGTCAAGCCGCTTTCGTCGGCTTTTATCTCAAGCGAGACTCCGGTCTTCTCCGCGTCTTCGATCGTATGCGCATGATAAGCGGAGTTTAGGGCGGTGTCGGTCCTTACGGTTTCGCCGTCGATAATGACTTCGTGATAATGCCCGCCTTCTCCGTCGTCAACGGCTCCGCCGGAAGGAGTTCCGTCAAAGTCGTGATAATGTTCGGCTTCGTCTTGAACGGTTTCGGGAAGGCTTGAGCCGTCTCCGAGAATCTTTTCCGCGAGGTCGTCGTCGAGGTTAAACGCTTTCATGAGAATAGCTCTTGCGGCGAGGCGGTCGAGAACTCCTTGTTTTAAGTTTAAAACCACGTCAATCATAGACGAAACTTGCGCCCCGTTTAACGCGGTCTTTTGAATGTCTTCGTTCGGCGAGTTTTGAAGCTCGGCGATAACTCTCGACTTCTCGTCGACCTCGCCTCCGGGGAGAGTGACGTCTTCGTCCTCGTCGTTTTCGAGATTCTCTTGTCTCTCTTCGACGTCGATTGTCGTTTTAAGAGACATTTCGTCCCCGCCGAAGCGTGAGACCGCGATCTCGTCCGGGCTTACGACTTGGTTTTGGATATAAATTTGGTCGGCTTCCGCTTGCGTTTTGTTAATGGTCGCTTGCTTCTCTTCGCTCATTTCTTCAAGAGGCGGGAAGCTCATGTCGGTTTTGTCGGTCCACTTAACCGGGGCGGTTCTTGCGCTCATTAAAAGTTTAAGGCCATATAAATAAGACGGGCGAACCCATGCCATTTGAAGCCCTTTTATAAAATCGTTCCATTGTTTCGTCTCGGACTCTCCGGCTCCCGAAAGGCTCCCGGTTGAGCCTTCCCCAAGTAAGACCGTATGAGGGAACTCACTTTCGCCGACGAGCTTGTCGCCCATTTTATCGAGAATAGTGTCGAGCCCGGTCAAGGAAGTGACTTTTCGGTCGAAGTCTTCTTCGGAGTCAAGGACGATTCCTCGAACGACGGACCTTGTCGCGTCTATGAGTTGTAGCCTCTTAATGACTTGGTCGTCCTTTCCGGCGGCGATTAAGTTTCCTAAGTTTTGGATTTTGAAGACCGCTTGGGCGAAGTCGTCAAGTAACGAAGCGGCGGAGTCGTGCGAAGCCGAGAAGTTCCTCAATGAATTTTGAAGAGAATTTAGGACGCTATCATGATAATAGCCGTTAAGCTTGAATAGTTCGTCGGGAAGAGTTTCTCCGTCAATACGAACAAGTCTTGAACGATGGACCGTAAAGCCGACCCCTTCGTCCGGGCTCCCGCCTGCTTCGTTAAGTGTATAAATTACGGGCTCTCTATAATACGGTTGAGAGACGTCCCTCCCAATTTCCGAATAACCAAGCTCCCATCTATGGAGCGGTTGAATCCAATCGACCGAGCGAATATTCTTGAAATCGACGGGCTCATTTGGGAGGCGTCCGTCTCGTATTCCGAAGAGAAGAAATCCCGCGCCATAAAGACGCGCCCATTTCGCCGCTTGAATGAATTTATTTTGGTAGTCAAGGGGCGTGATTATTTTATCCCTCACGCTCTCGGAGAAGGTCGCGTCGTCGCCGTTCTCAAAGATAGGGTCTTTTTTAAAGGCTTCCGTCACGGGGCGGTCGACTATTTTCTTCGCGAGCTTGTCGATTGAATATATCGACTCGGCGTCGCCTTGACTCATTCGCTCATATTTGGCGACGGTTGACATTTTCTTGTCACGTCCCATGATATTAAGCCCGGTTAAAACGTTTTGCCATCCGTCGTTCTTTTTAATTTTTGCCATCGGTCATTCCTATAAAGTTAAAATCGCTTCGAGCGAATAGTTCGAATCAAGTCGTTTTTTGTTAATATATTGAGTCATAGCGTCCACTTGGTCGTCATGTTTTGCGTTCGGGAAGAATAACAGTTCCGAAGTGAATTCTTCAATCCAATTCGCCTTCGCGTTAATGAAAACGTTTCCAGCTTCCCATGCGGGCGCGACCGCTTGGAGTCGGGCTTCTTTTGATTCCTTCGGATTAATCGCGATAACGCCCGGGAACTTGCGCTTTAAGACGTCGATAATCGCCGAGCCGTTCGCCTTGTCTTCGACGAGGATTTCGAAAATCTCCGGGTATTTCTTGAGCATATTCGCGACCCAAACAATCGTCTCCGTAAAGCCCATTTTCTTACGGACTTGGTCGACGAGATAAAAGTTCGCCTTGAATTGTTTCCAAATTTGAATCACGACGTAGTCGTTCTTTTTGCCTTCTTTGAAGTTCGCGTCAACCGAGAGAGCGGTCATTCCGCCCTTGGGGAGTTGGTGCGGTTGAAAGTGTTTAATCCAAGCCTTCTTAATTATTTTTCCCTCTTTCGGGGCCGGTCGTTGTTGGTATTGTCCGGCGTAAGTGTCGGGGCTTTTCGCTTGCATCCGTTCGAGTTGTTCGACGCTATGTTTTTGGGGCCATAAAGCCGCGCCCCGCTCTCTTGGGTCGTAGTCATTCGGTCCGTCTTCGTTGATAGCGGGAAGGTTTAAATGCTTGAAGACGAACTCGCTCCCTTCGCCTAGTAAAAAGCCCGCCATGTCGTCTTCGTGAAGACGTTGCATAATGACAATGATAGGCGTCTTCGACGGGTTATTCATTCTCGACTTAATCGTGTTATTGAAGCGGTCATTTATGTTTCTTCGAACCGTCTCCGAGCGCGCGTCTTCGGGCTTCAAAGGGTCGTCGATTATGATAGCTCCCTCAAATTGCGAGCCTACCCCGCCCGCTCCGAAACCTGTAATTTGTCCGCCCGTTGAGGTCGCATAAACGCCGCCCGCTTTGTTTCCATTTATGGCCGTATACCATTTCTTTTTTGACTTCGAATCGGCCTTGAAATCGAGCTTCCATAGGTCTTGAAACTCTTCGGTCATGAGCGTGTCTTTCACTTCCGACGAATTGTCGAGAGCGAGGTCGTCCGAATAACTTAAATGGAGAAACTTACTTCTCGGGTTAAGAGCGAAGGACCATTCCATGAAAGACTTAACGGCGATTTCGGTTTTCGTATACCGTGGGGGAATCGTAATAAGTAAGAATTGAGTAAGGCCCGCGAAGACTTCTTCAAGCTCCCGGGCTATGACGGCATGATGCCAGTTAAGAAGAAACGGGGTCTTCCGAATCGTTTCGAACTTCCATTTCGTGAACTCAAGGAGCGACGATTCGAGTCGCCGCTTCAAGAGTTCTTTTTTTATGGTTTCCCTACTTGGGACCGGCGGCGGATTGTTCATATAGTTTTAGCATCCTTTCCAAAACTTCGGAGGGAACGTTCGAAAGGTCGTGAGACGTTGAGACGTTCCCGGTTATTTCTACTTTGTCGGAAAACATTTTTAAGTACTTCCCTTGAAGCTCGGTCGCTTTCAAGAAGGAGCCGAGTTCTCTTTTCATGTTTCCGTTTGCGTCTACCTTGGGAATCATGGCCTCACTTTTTGCGAGTTCGAGGTCGGCGAGAATCTTTTCGACCGTTATGTTCGCCGACTCCATGCTCTTTCGAGTAAGCTCCGCAAGGGCGTCTCTTACGACTTTCTTTTGAAGAAGTTTTCTCGCCTGATTATAAAGCGTCGCCTTGTTTCCATTATATCCCGCAGCGGCGGCGGCTTCGCCTCCGTTCATTCCGTTGCGGACGTACTCTTCGACAAAGAGGGCTTGCTTTATTGTTAACTCTCCGGCGTGTTCGAGGTCTTTAAATTTCATGAGCCTATTTTCTCCCGTTGACCAAGAAGCGACGAAGTCCATTCCGGCGATTCTTTACATTTCAGACAAACGCGGTTGAATACGTTTCGGGATTTAAACTTCCCGCCGCATTTGAGACAAGGTCTCAATGCCCATTTAACCGCTTTTTCGGACTTCCGTTTCCCCGCGCTCATTTCTTACTTTCCCTCGTCAACTTTGTTTTGACAATAATTTTACGGGATTATCGGAATTTCCGCAACTTAGGGAGCGAAATAGTCGGAGATTCATAGTTGACTTGTCTCGTCAATTTTGACTTAACGTGTTAAAATAAGTTAATCACGAACCCGGAGGCAATTGTTCGACGCGGCGATTTTGGTCGTCGACGTCAAGGAAAAAAAAAAAATAATGGAAGAAGAAGAACGTTTATGTTACTGCGGGCGTTGTCGTTATTGCGACGCCTTTTTATCAAGCGAAGACGACTATCCCGAACCGTGTCCGCGTTGTACGCGCTGCGAAGAGTAGTTCAAAAACGCCCGCTCGGAAAAAGCATAAACCGAGCGGACGTTTCATTTCAGTTTTTCAACCGAAGGACAAATCTTATATTTTCAAAATCCGTTCTCAAGGTCAAGCAAGCGCGCTCGCGTTTGTGACGCATCGAAAATATTTTCACGCCCATAATAGGCGATGTAAGGCTCTTTAACTTGCTCCCTAGCCAGAACCCTCCCCCGAGCTTTGAAATAGCTATAACGCCAAATTAAGAGCCTTAGATCGCCCCTTGCGACTTTGACGAAGAGTCCGACGAGCGCGAGACCGCCGGAACGCTCGAATTTTTCGAGCGCGTCGCGTTGATTTGGGGAGAGTGAGTTTTGATTTATGGACTCGGGAGCCTTGCGCCATTTGAACTCGATAGCGGTCGCGCGTCCGTCGATTGACGCGACCATGTCAAAAGGGCGCGCGATCTTAAACCGGGAAGACGTGTCGTCCGGAATTTTATAGGCGTAATGCCCGAGCTTTTCGAGAGTCTTTCGAAAGTGATTTGTAAGTTCGGTTTCTTTTCCTCGGGCCATGCGGGGAGGTTACTCTTAAAACCATTCTCCGTCGAGAAATTCGCTCATACCTTCCGGCTCGCTCTCGCCTATGTGACGATAAGGTTTTTCGCGCCCTTTGACGAAAATCTTTGTCATAGTCACTTCGTCATTGTCCTCGAAAAAAAAAAACTTCGACATGAGAGACGGAGTCTCGACCGTGATTGTTAAATCTCTTTTTATAACGCGCCCCATTATATCTGTGTTCACGCCGCCCCAATTCTTACGCGCGACGTCGGTTTTAAGGTGTTCCCCCCATGTTACCGTTTGTTTTTCATAGGGTAACGCCGTAAGTCCTTATTTATATTATTCTTGTTACCTTGTTACCCTTGTTACCCTTAAAAAATAATACTTATATAAGAGAAATAGTAGTTTTTACATTATAAATACATTGATTAAAGAGGTTAATAACTACGAACATACACGTTAAAAATATCTAATAAGGTTCAAAACATAAGGGTAACGGGGCACAAGGGGAACGCGCCTCATAATTTCAAAGGCTTACGGCGCGCGTGTTACCCCCCTTCGCTAAATTTCGAAATCGGGCTCGAACGGTTCCTCGTCAAAATCGACGACGCCGACCAAATCCGAAGCGTGAAAATCGCTCGGTTTTTCAATTTGATTTTGAAAATAATAAGACTCGAACGCCTCCGAAACTTTTATTTTTTTGACTGGAGTCGTGCGGCCGCCGAGTCGGGCCCTTTGTTTTCCGGTCGGAATTTCCGGAATTAAGTCTTTCGTCTTGTGCCAAAACTTCGCCGCGCTCAAAGATTTTTCCCAAGTGTTCGTCTTTTTTGCGTAGTCAATAAACGCGTCAAACGCTTTTTTATTGACCAAAGTCCTTTCGTCCGACCAAGGCGAAGACTCTAAATGTCCGTTAAAAAGGTCGTTCCAAAATTCCGACACGACTCCGCCGGTCCTTACTTTCGCCGAAGAGCCCTTGAGATTCCCCGCCGGAATAGCGACCGGGTTCCAAGCGGAAATGTCTCTCGCCATTAAGAATGTATAAAACGCCTCGATCAAGTCCCCCTTACGGGCCGCTTGCCAAATTGGGTCGAAGTAGTCTGAATTCCCGGCGAACTCGTCGCTTGATTCAATGGGATAATAACGGCGATTTGAAGTCTCAATGGCGACGGCCTCTTCATTGTTTGACGTTATGGCGTAGCGCGAAAAGTTCTCCGTCTCATACTTAGGGCCGAACTTAACTTCGACGGTTAACCTATTCCCGCCCGTGAGATTCTTCAAGACTCCGTCTTCGGTCTTATTCCCTCGCCAAGTCGCCTCGTCTATGACCGTTAAAAGGCGGTTTGCAAGGTCCGTATTGAATTGGGCGGTTAAGTCCTTCGCCGTCTTCACGGTCAAGAATAAGTCCTTTAAAATCGCTCTCATGACGTAGTCAAAGAGAAGACCTTTCCCGGTCCCTTGGGGCCCAACGATAACTGGAACGACGGTCGGTTTCTCATGGGGCCTTTGAAGAGCATGGGCGAGGAAGCTCAAGAGCCATTCGGAGGCGTTGTCGTCTCCGCCACAAAGCGAGTCTTTTATCATTGCTATGAACTCGGGGAGTCCGGCGACGCTCATAGGCGGTCGAGTTATCTTTTTACAAGGTATTCCCTCAAAGAGGTTTATTCTCCCTTTGTCGGGCGAGGCGTCCGGGTCCGGATTAAAACAAGGGACCACAAAGCGAGCTTTATTCTTTGAGCCGAGCCATATATCGGCGGCGGGCTCTTTGACGAGCTTAACGTCGGTCGCCATAACCTTTAAGTATTTATATTGATATTCCCGCGTCGCTTCAATCATTCCCCGACTCGTCATGGCCTTGAGCTTCTTCACGCCCGAGCCATCCTTTGAAACCTTTATGACCGAGAAGCGTTGTTCGCCTTCTCCTAAGTAGGCGAAGCCTTTTCGGTTGAAATGCTTAACAATGGCGCGCTTATTAGTGCAAACCCAAGTTTCGGCGTCGTCCTCGTCTTCGACGAAGCCGTCCTCCGTCTCGTTCGTTTCGACCCATGATTCGAAAGAGTCTATTTTTGCTTTTTTAAAGGCTTCTTTGTCGCTCTCATAATGAGGGTTCGGAACGACGCCGCCTTTTTGTCTTACTAAGAAGCCGAGAGTTAAAGGAGAGATCGAACCTTCTTCGCCGCTTCTTTTAAAACTCTCCCACTTCTCGCAAGCCTTCTCTTCGTCGCCGGGCTCGTAGGATTCCCCTTGAGATAGCTCAATAAAAAGATCACGCCCCACGTCGGAAGGCTCCGCCGCGTGAAGGGCCATTCCCGCTTGGACCCATTCATGGTAGTCGAGTTCGTGCTTCTTTAATTCTGCGACAAGCCGCCCGAGATAATCGTCTCCGAACTTGAAAGTCGGATTCGCCTTTCCTTTGAGAGCGGTTTTTTCTAGGTATTTCGCGAGCCATTTCGGGGGCTCGGCGTCCTTGTCGTGATTCTTCCAGTTAACCCAAGTGTATTTCTTTTTCGTCTCGGGATGGGTCGACGGGAAAACGACGATGTAGCCATTAAACATTATGTCGATTCCGTCTTTGATCTTTCCGCGATATTTCGCCCCTTCGCTCGCCTTGAATACGTAATGGCGCGCCCCGGAGCCCGAGACCGCGCGAAGGACATTTGGAAGAACCTCGTCGGCCTTTTTATGCTCTTCAAGAAGAGCATCCCACGCTTCGACGCCGCCATGTTTGAAATCAACGTCAACGGCGACAAGACCCGAGCGCGAACAAGCGACCGCCCAATTACAGCCGGGAAACTTCTCGGACCATTTAAGGAGTTGAGAGAAGTCGTCACTTGCGGCGTTTAAGTTGTCTTTAATTGCCGGACGTTTCGTCTTCGGGATAACCGGGAAGAGTTTCCAACCTCGACGACAATATATTTTTAAAACGTTTTGAATTTTTTCATTCATAAAATTATCCTATAAAGTTCGCGCCCGAGTTCGAGTTTTAACTCTTTCCATGCGAGGGCGACTTCTTCACATTGACGGTTAAATTCGCCGTAAGGTTCGCCGCCCTTGAGTCGAGCGCGACGGGCGAGAAGGTCCACTTGTAAGCGTATGAGTCGCGCTTCAATGGCGAGAAGTATTTTTCTTTTCATATTCCAAAATCGCTTCCCCGATAGTTTGCGGGATTTGAGGGACGACGGCGTTTCCTAGTTGTTTGATTTGTTGTTTTCGAGGTCCGTCCACCCCTCGGGGAAACCCATCATTGTTTCGACAAATTGCGGGTTCAACCGAAAAGATTTGTCTAAACAAAGGACGGAAACGAGCGGCGGTTTTTGACCTCCACTCTTGTTTTTCTTGCGCGGGGGAAGAGGCGGGCCCGAGTCGAATGTCGTCGGGGTAGGTAACAAACCCTTTTTTAAGCGGTCGCATAGCACCGGAACGAGCTTCCCCTTCCGTGCGTGTTTTGCGAGCTTCTCCGGGTCCCCCGTGTCCTTGTAGTCCCGAGAACATGGAGTAGGCAATAATCCAAATTCTTTCCCGTCTATGTGGCGCACCAATGGAGCAAGCTGATATAATATGCCATTCCGCATTATACCCGATCGCCCGTAAATCTTTGAGACTCTTGCA